GTCTATGGCTGAGCGTCGTTTTCGCCGTTGATGGGGGGATCCTCGATTATGATTTCTCCGTTTTCCCCGATAAAATATCTACGGTGCTTCTTCCTCTTGTCGTGTACTTCAGCGTGACACTGGCGGCACAGCAGCTCGAGGTTATTGAAGTTCAATGTAACGCTCGGATCGTTTATGTTCTCGGGAGTCAGTTCTATTTTGTGATGAACTATCTCGCCGTATGACAACACATTACGCCTCAGGCACTGTTCACACAGATGACCCCGCATCGCTTTGTATGCGTTACGGCACTCACGCCATGCACCCGACTTATAGAACTTATCGGAGAACTCTTTAGCCATCTATATCTTTTCCCCGAGGTAATACCGATACATATTGCTCCCCGGTCTCATGTAATTGTAGTAATACAGTTCCTTCTTGATGCTCGGAAGAAACATGAAGGTGTCGCGGCTGTATCCCGCTTTACGCAGAACCATATCCATGAACGCATCGTCCTCGGCTGGCTGGTAGTTCGGGAACTTAAACTCTTTGATGTAGTCCCGTCTCATTACGTACTGCATCACCATCGAGAAGTAATTGTACTTATACTTCTCATGGCTGAACGGGATCCGCAATATGTTCATCCCGTCCCGCTTCACCATGTCGAGTATCTGCTTCACAGCCGTATCGGATAACAGCCAGTCATCGCCGTCTATCATCCATACGTATTCGCCCTGAGCTATATCAAGTCCCGCGTTGCGTGCCGGACCGCATCCCTGAATCTCACAGCTGATTATCTTGCAATCCAGTCCGCTCCGTCTGATAACGCCTTCGGTATCGTCCGTGCAGTTGTTCAGAACGAATATGATCTCGACCGAATAGCCGCCCATGTCCTGAGCCTTTAACGAATCCAGCATCGGTGTGATGTATTCCTCAAGGTTATAGACGGGAACGATGATACTCAGATCAGGATCGCGTTCGCACAGTGTCGGCATATACTTTCACCCCTGTTCAATGTCTCGCGCATAGCACAGGCCGCGTCCGAATACAGAACGTCATTGTAGCCCTGTTCGAATAAGTTGCCGAACACACCCGTCATGCCGTAGTCCATACAGCACATTATCACGGTCCCGTCAGGCAGCAGAACATTGTGGTCCATAGCCTTGCCCGATGTAATACAGTGTAATACGGTATCGGTGCCGATTGTCCTGTGTGGTCTGCCCTCAACGTTACCGGCTCGGTCGTGCATGTATGTGATCAGATTCCGCGGCTTCAGATACGGAGCGACGCGGTCATCTATCTGTCCGTGACACGAATAGTTATGACACGGCCACGCACCGAGCAACGCCAGATATTCATCCGTGATGTTGAAGTGTGAGCGTCCGTCCTTGTCCGGCAGATGGATCGTTACAACCTCGAACTGTATGCCTTTAAGCCGTTTGTAGTCCTCTACCGTTGCGCCCTGAAGCGTAGTGTATAAAGCCAGCGGGAACCCCTTATCGGCTGCATACAGTATCATGTCGGCACAGTGCGGATTCGTGAACGGCTCGCACATACCCGAGAAGTCTATGCGGGTACCGGGCGGGACCTTGTCTATCGCTTTCTTATAATCTTCGAGCCGCATCGTAAGCCGTCCGTTATACTTCGAACGGAGTAATGACTGTGGACAGTCCGTGCAGTTAACAGGACATCCGATGTGTGTAGTTATTTCGAGTCGGCCCATATTTCACCAAAACAAAAGAGCGAGATTTTCCCGCTCCTTTGCTGTCCTTATAAATTTTTATTTTGTAGCAGAGTTGCCCGTTGCGGAGTTGCACCGCGTTACTGGTACGGGCACGAAGCCGAGGTTTGCCGCCCCGGCTGAGGTGACACGCCAGTTGTCCTTTGCGGACTTCTGACAGTACCATTTTAAAAATTTTCTATATACACTTCTATACCCCGTTAAGAATACCCTCAACGATTGCGAGTGCCCGCTTATGTGCTTTATGTATTCCGTTCCATGAGTAGTGCAGATGTACGCATATTTCCTCCCATTTGCGAAGATTTATATAGCGTTCATACAGCACATCGCCTTCTATGTCATTGACCTCACAAATAACCGAGAACACTTCGTTCTTAATCTCGATCGCATCCAGCTCGGCCTGTTTCCACCTCAGAGCCTTGTCCGCTAACCGTATCGCCTTGTTTTCGGTCGGCTTGGATATTCCCGATCCGTGCGGCATCCCGTCATTGTCCGACAGTGACCGCACCGCATCAATTTTATGCAGCTCGTCCTCGTATACCTCGCGATAACGAACCGCCTTCTTCACCGCATATTCGTATTGTTTCAGATATTCTTTAGCCGTCATTCTTCGCCTTGCTTAATTCGTCGCTGATCTCCTCGTTCGCCTTCTCGAGCGAGCTGATAACAGCGTCCTTCTGTTTGATGATCTCGTGAAGTCTGTATATCTCCGCTATCAGATCCGCGCGTCTTTCGGGCGTATCGACCTTGAGTTTGGTTGTCTGTCTTGCCATTATGCCCCCGCTATTTGATAAGTATCAGGTTATCTTTAAGAAACGCATACGGAACGCCGTATTCCGACTCACAGCCGTACAGATGGTAGTATCTCCCGTGCTTGCCGCGGCTGCCCATATATCTCACCGCCGATACAGTGTATTCCAGTCCGTCAAACTGCTTAGCCGGATCGTTTGTTGTGTCATCGGGCGCGAACGAGACCATCACCCTCGAACCGAGACTGATATACCTCATGTCTGTGTCTGTCATGTTTACCTCCTGTGTATATACAACTCAGAGGACGGGCGGGTAAAAAGGAGAATTATACTTCACGAAAAAGAATTCAAACGTTTGGGAATTAGTTTATAAGTATTGCCCGCCCTCTGTGGTTGCCTATAACGTCGTGTCGATCTTCGGCACCATGCTGAGCGTCTGCTCTCTCTGGCGCTCTGCGTAGCCGATAGCCACGATGGTATCGCCCTTCCACTGATACGGCTCAAACTCCTCCTTCTTGTTTCTGTGCCTGATGCCGTTTCGCTGTGACCTGTCGCGGTTCTTCCACTTGTACTTGCATTCCTCAGCCCCGCACGACACCTGGTCGAAGCGTCTCGGCATGAACGTGATGCCGCATATCGGGCACTGTCTCGGTCCTGTCTCTTTCATCTCTTCCTCTTCTTGCTCTGCTGTATCTGGTACAGCTTCTTCTGTCTGTAGCCGTTGCTCATGTTCGCCTCATACTGGCTTTGCTTGAAGCAGTCCCAGCAGAGGTACATCGTCCGCTTGCCGGTATTGAACGTCTGCATCCAGTATTCATCGCACTCGATGCCGCATATGTCGCAGTGCCGCTTCACTCGATCGCCTCCCACATATCAGCCAGGCGGACAGACATCCTCTCGCTGACTCTTGCCCTGATCTCCGGCAGAGCCATCTGGAAACGCCTGCGCGCCATCTCGCGGCTCGACTCGATCTCGGGCCATATAGCCTTGAGTCCCTCGATGTCTTCCACGTATTCCTGTATCTCGTCGGGCAGCTGCTTGAAGTCGTACTGCGTGAACGATGTCGTGCTGACTATCGTCTCTGCGTGTCTGTACACTTTGCGCTGCAGCTCGTCATCCCACCGGAATCCACCCGGGTCTGTGGTGGATATGCGCTCTTTGTTATTGGCTACAGTGTCCGCGATCCTCACGAGCCTGCCGAAGAGCTTGTCCGTCTCGGTGAATGCGCCGCCGGACTTCGTTCCCCTGACCGCGCTCATCTCCTTGATGATGTCGCCCACGAGCGGCATAAAGGCGTTGCCCTTCTTCACGTAGTTGCCGACGGCTCTGTCCACATCGTCATAGCTGTCAGACCTGAAGGTCTCATGCCATGAGTCGAGCATCATACGCATCTCGTCTGATGTCATCTTCTTCGCCTGGGTGATGTAGAGGCGGCATACCTTATCGAGCATCCTTTTGGTATCGTTTCTCGTCATACTGCCTCCTTAGTCGATGTCAGCAAAGAAATAAAGTTTTTCTTCGGGAGGGGAAGCGTCCGCGTTTGCTTGCAAACCGGACCCATTCCCATTCCCATTTAGATTAAGATTAAGATTATAATTAGGTTTCGTTTTGGTTTCGGTTTGGTTACCGTTTGGTTTCGTTTCGGTTTTCTTTGGACGGCCTCCCTTCTTGCCGTTTTCAAACCTGCGGATATTTGCATCCAGTTGAGGTTTCAACAGTTTGAACATCGAGAGAGGCACTCCGGTCAGCTCCGGCTCGGTGTCATTCAGCGCATAATTGCAAACGGCATCAAACAGGATCAGCTTGTCTTTTTTCGATAAACCTTCAAAACTTTCGAAAAAACTCCGGTAAAATATAAAACTGTCTCTCACTTTTTCTCCTTTGCCCATGCTTCGTACATCTCTATCCATTCATCGAAAGGCATCGTGACGAGCCACTTACGGCGGTCTTTTCTGTGGAATACTGCGGGCTTCTCGCCCTCCTTCGCATCGCGTATGGACTGATCCATCGCGTTCTCTACGTTCAGCTTCTCCACGCGCTTCACCTCGATGTGTATGCCGGGGAGGCCGACAACATCAGCATCGCCGTTAGCACCGCTGAATTGCTGGCCTCTCCTCGCATCATATCCGTGTTTCTGCAGCAGGTGAGCTACCTCAAGCTCGCCGCGCTTTCCTTTATTTCTGCTGTTCATGCGACCTTGTACTCATGCATTATGTCTATGCGTTTAGCCTTAGACATTCCTTTGTTGTAAAGAATTTCAAACTGCTGTAAATAACCCTCGACCGTGGACGATGCCACGATTCCGTCATATCGAGCGTTATTTATAACCTTGCAGAGGCGCTCATTATCTATGCCATCAAGTAAATAAAGAAACATTAACGCTGAATAAAACTTATCTTTTCGACCGCCCAAATATGTAGAAGTTTCCGCAAACCTTGCTAAATAAAACATTGCATCTTCCGCTTTCTTGCGATCTCGATCCGTAATATTAAGGAGCCCGCTCTCCAGTATTTTGTAGTGGTCCGCTGCGCCAATGTTTGAATCTGACCCGCCAGATACGGCGAGAGTGAATATAGTGTTATTTGTGATGATCTTATATTTTTTCAGCATCGCCTTTAGCCACACATAATTGTTATTGCCATCAGATGCGTATGAATCTATATAGTTCATCGCTGACCAATTCTTTTGGAATCGGTTGAGGTTCTGGCACTCCTTCCTGCCTATGCCATGCACAATGCAGAACTCTACTGGCATGCCCAGCTTCTGCAGAGCTTTTACTCTTGACTGCCCGTCTATAACCTCAAACTTATCATTGACAAGAACAGGCTCAGGGAGCCATCCAACAGACTGAATTGACTCCACCATCTTTACCACCCTCGCACCTGAAACATCTCTATTCCAGTCCGGGAAGATAAAAGCATCATAGTCAGTGGTTTCGTATATCTTTTTCTTGCTTTCTTTAAAATTCATCTCGCACCTCCTTAAAACGGCAAATCCTCTTCAAGCGTCTCGAAGCTGTCATCAAGTTCCATTCTCGGTGGCAGCGGCTTATCCTCCGGCACGTTGTATGTACCCTCCTCTATCGCTCTGACGCTTCTGAAGCGGTACGGCACCGTGCGCCACGATCTTGCATTATTGTGCTCGTGCTCCTCCCTGCGGAAGATGATGCCGACGTTGGCATCCTTCAGCGCACCTACATCGAACATATCGCCGCGCCATACGGAGATGCCTGAGTCTTCGAGCGCCGTACAGAACGACTTGAAGTCTCTGTTTGTCTTGCCCTCGTTATCGTAGAACAGTATCCACTTGGTGCCGGTGAACGGCCACTTGACGCTCTTCGGGTCATCGGATGATGCTTTCCAGTTCTGGAACATATCTTTGAAGTAGCCCGCGTACTCGCCGTCCGTGATGTCGATCGCGATCTTGAGCATCGGCTTTCCCGTCTTGCTCTCGGTCTCTTCGGCCTTGAGTATCTTGCAGACATATCCGCCCGCAGGGAGTATCCTTGACTCGCCCACTCTTACATAGTCATAATCTTTTGGTTTTCTGAATGCCATTTCATATCCTCCCTTATAATCCGTAATATTCTCGTATCTTCGTATCGACCATCTTGAGGTCGTTAGGTATCTCCAGAGGGAACATATCCTCCGGCGTTTTCGCCGTGCTCTGACCGTTGCTCTGTGTGAAGAATTTGTGGTCCTGGCAGAAGATAACGATGTCGAAGCAGCCCTCTACTGTCAGCTTCTCATCGAGCATCCTGCCGATGGTCTTCACCTTCTCCCTGCCGTCTGAGTCCATCTCGGAGTGATGCAGGAAGTAGACGATCTTCTCCTCGTCTTCCATCTCGTTGATGAAATGGATGAGGTCTCTGAACTTCTGCGCCATGCTCGTAAACTTGTCATAGCCCTTCTCGTATGTCCTGTCGAAAAGCTCATTGACGAGCAGATACTGGCTGTCATCTATCACGAGCGCCTTTACCTTCGCGTTCTTGATGGCTCTCATGATCCATGAGTATTTGGCCGCGTTCAGCTGTGCCGCATCTCTTGCCTCGCCGCCCGTCGGATCCTTCGGGACCTTAAGCACCTTGATGTCCGACCTGAACGGCAGGCGGCCCTTCTCCACCGAGATCACGCCGACCTCATCAGCACCGAAGTTCTTGATGCTGTAGGTCTTGCCCGATCCGCTCCTTCCGATAATTAATACTGGTATTGCCATTTATTCGTACCTCCCGTAAATGTTCAGATATGTGTCGACCATCGCGTCGACCTTCTTGATAATTTCATTTGCCCTGTGTCTTTCCTTGAGCGCGTACTCAAGAAGTGCGGGCCTGTCATCGGGACCGGCCCTGAAATAGCCGCCGCCGATATTGATGATGACATCCTCACCTGCCGCATTCCTCTCGGCTATCAGCCCGCGCAGGATTCTGTCAACGCTTGCGTTCTTCGGCCTCTTGATCGGATGCTCTCTGTCGCCTATCCTGTCGAGCAGAAATTCCGCAAGCCATTGATTGTCGCTCCCCGGTATGGTACGATTATCTTGTTCAGGGATTTGCGTGCCTCCGGGTGCGCTTTTCTTTTTACTCTTCGTCATCCTCATCCTCCTCAAATGCCTCATCCCACGCATCCTCCTCGATGTCGATAGCCTCGCCGCAGTACGGGCAGCTTGCGAACGTAGCGTAGTGATGCGGGCCGTCAAACATGGAACTCACTCCGCAGTAGACTTCCATGTCTATCTCTTCGTATACCGGCTCCTCGAACTTCCTTTTGCAGTCAGGGCACTTATACATAGTCATTCACCAGCTTGATGATCTTCGCCTGCAGGATGGCTATCTTCGCATCCTTCTCAGCTTCCATGTCCCTTGCGTTCGCCTCGATCTCGCTCACCCATCTCTGCAGTCTGTTTATCATCTCGGTCTGCTTCTTGGTGGTCTCCTCAGCGAATGCGAGCCTCTTCTCAAGGTCTTTGATGCGGTTCTTCAGATGCTCCTCCGAGCTTGCCGCTATCACCTTATCGTGTTTATCCATTTCCTTCTCCTTTCCTTATGCCATCATGATCGCCGTCATAGCGTAGAACCCGAACGCGAGCCACGCGGCTCCGCATACCATCCATGCAAGTACCGTTCTCATGAGAGCACCTCCTCGAATTCCTTCTCGAATCTTATGACTTCACTGTCTGCCGGGACGAGCTCATATCCTCTGATGATGCACAGCGCCCAGCGCTCCTTTTCTGAGAGCTTCTCGTCAGCAAATACGTTGTATGCTATCGAGTCGCCCTGATCCGTTTCGACTATGTAGCCGATCTTCTTCATTTCTTCCTCCTTCCTATGCGTTTGCATATTCTCTTATCTTCTTGATAACATCATCCTGCTCGCGCCTTGACCACTCGACCTCATTCAGGAGCCTCGTGATGGTTGGCGGGTCTTTTCCCAGTATCTCGCTCAGTTTCGACTGGTTGATACCCGCCTTCGCCATCTCGACGCGGACTCTTTCGTTCTTCAGCATCTTTACCTCCTTTCCTCGTTTTCCCAATATGCCGCGCATACTCTCTTGTTAAGATTGACGCTGGTCATTCCGTACTTCATGCACTTGCCCCACTTGA